AAGGGGTGATAAACCCCTTTTTTATTTGCATTGTGTTTGTTGGTATAATTAGTATATAGACATTGTAAAGGTGATGATAATGAACACAAATGGTTTTCCTATCGACATAAACTTTGATGTTTCCGTAGATTTTAATTCGTATAAACAAGTTTCGGATCAGGTTGTTGAGTCTTATACAAAATTTGTAAAATTTTTAGGTGGAGATCAAAACCGAGCCAAAAGATTTGCCGAGCGTTCCGAGGAATTTATAAACCTTTTTGAAAAAGAACTCGGCAGAGAGATTATGCGAATTGCTGTAGGCATAACACGAGATTTGATTGACGCAACAGGCGGTTCAACAGGTAATATGGCATCTGCTTGGAAAGTGTCTGTATCAAAACCGCATCAACCCGATATAGGTATGTATAACAACAACGGTGCGTTGTATTTAAATGCGTGGATGAATTATAAAGCATCTATGACAAATGAGGGTGTTATCAGAGGTAGAAAAGTTGCTCATACTAGGCTTAACGCCATAGACGGTTCAGTAGCCGAGGCTAAGTTGCTTTCACCTACACAGTCGGTTTATACTATTCATATCAGCAATTATGCGTTAATGGAAGAATATCCAGAGAATACGGTTCATACAGTTCAGCCTAACGGTTACTACACATTGTCGGCTATTTATGCAGAAAACGGTATTGTGAAAAGTACAATGTCAGAACCGACTGATTATGCAAAAGAACGGTTTTATGCTGAATTTGTATTTGCTCTAAGACGAGTTGAGAGAAAGATTGAGAGTATGGGGATAAGATAATGGCTCTGACCGAAGAAAAGATTTTAATAACAGCCGAAGATAAAGCGTCTGATATACTTGAAAAACTTGCTAGAAAAATTGAGACTATCAAAGAAAACAGCAAGGTAGAAATTACTATTGATACTGGTAATGAGAATGATGGTTTAAAAGGTTTAAAGGACGATATCGACAAAGTAAAAGATGCGTTCTCACAGGTAAAATTACCTGCTTTGGGTAGTATTTCAACTTTTGCAAAAAGCCTAACATCGTTAAGAACTGTACTCGGTAATAACGACCTTTACACCAACTTAAAAGGCTTTAACACTCAAATGCAGACTATTGCAAGCGGAACAACGGCTTGGAGTTCAGACGTAAAGACCGTTGCAAGTGCGTTTAATAGTTTGCGTAACTCTCTGAACAAAATATATCAGCAATTAGGCAATGACCGTGTTTATCTTGCACTGTTCAACATGGGAGATAGTTTAGCAAATTTTGCACGTATTATACAAACCCATGTTCCTACAATGACTGCGTTCGGTGATGCGTTGCCTAAGATTGCAACAGGCGTAAATCAGTTATCAAGAGCCGTAAATAAACTTAGTCCACAATTTGCTCAAAGCATTGGCACTATTGCGACAGGTTTAGAGACAATCTTCAAAACGGTTGAGGCTCATCCTAATGCACCTGACCACGTAGAGAGATTAGGTAATGCGTTTACGACCCTTGTTACAGGTTCAAAAGGGTTGACTAGAACCGCAAGCAGTCTTGCTAAATTTATGCAATCTATAAACAGTATTACAGGTGTAAATCAAACCGCATTACAAGCTATTGCAACCGCATTTGAACATATAGGAAAGAGCGTGGCAAAATTAGCACCAATGGCAGGAATATTATCATCATTGGCAGCTATTGTGCCTAGACTTAGCCAGCTTAATAACGCTGCAAGAAACACCGCTAGGAATTTGCAAAGTTATTCAAATGCTACAAGAGAAGCAACAAGTGCTAACTTTAGCTTTATGCAGTCACTAAAAGGCATGTTCACCGATATAAGAAGATTGGGTGCAACAGTGTTTGTGGTCATTCATGGGTTCAAAACTTTACAACAGTTAGGCGAACAGTTTGACCGTATGACCGTTGTTCGTAACAAGGTGCGTTCATTGTACGATGATGCTACACAAGTTGAAAGTGTAACAAACATGATTTATCATTCAGCACAAGACGCTAGAACATCTATGGATAGCTTTGCTACAACATTCTTAAAGGTTCAGTTGTCTACTGAACAATACGGCTTGTCAGCAGAACAGGCTATTCAGATTACAAACACTCTTGCTAAGGCGATGGTTGTAGGTGGTGCAACCGCAAGTGAAACAGCATCCGTAATGTTGCAGTTCTCACAGGCATTGTCAAAAGGTAAACTTGACGGTGATGAATTTAGATCTGTAATGGAAAACTCACCTGTGCTTATGAGAGCGTTAGCTAAAGAAGCAGGCAAGGTTATGGGCGTAGCCAACGCAGGTCAGAAAGAACTTATGCAATGGTCACGTAAAGGTCAGTTGACCATTGACATTCTGTTACAAGCCTTGTTAAATGCCGAGGGTGAAATTGGTGAACGCTTTAACAGAACTAGCGAAACTATTGACCAATCCTTTACTAAACTGTCTAATACGTGGGCGATGTTTATTGACCAAGTATCAAAAGAGAGTGGCATTGGTACTGGTATTCGTGATTTGATGTTGCGTTTAGATGGTATTCTTTCTAGTACAAGCAGTAGCGTGGCAACACTTTTAGGTGTAATCGGCAGCGGTACAAAACAACTGTTAAAATGGCTGTTTGTATGGAAGATGGTTACAAGTGTGCTGATGAAGTCAGGAGCAATACTTGCAACGATACGGTCTTTAATGGCAGGCGGTTTAATGCAAATTGTTGCTCAATATGGCTACCAACAGCAAATAAACGCATTAAGAACAAAAGACTTAGCAGTTCAAAAAGTAATTGCTAGGGATGATGCTATTCGTGCAAATCTTGCTGAACAGGAATTGATGTTACAACGTCAAATATCATTGGAGCGTTCTAAGCAAGTTGTTGACGTTATTAAACTGACTCGTTTGCAAGCTGACTTGACCGCATTACAGCGTTTACAAACACAAGCAGGTGCAAGGGGCACTGTAATGAACGATAAGACCCGACTTGCAATTACAGGAGGTATAAAGAAAAATTTAGCTTCTATTGGCGTTAGTATGCTTAAAATTGCCGGTGTCAGTATTGTTGTTGCCACAGCGTTTAATACGTTTAAAGCAGGTTTTCAAGCGTTGTTAAAAACATCTGAACTAACATCAAAAGCATTAAAGGGAGATACCAAGGCTCTTGAAGCATTGAACAACCCTAATGTTCAAGCATGGGTAAGACTTTCTGATGTACTGTATAAAATTACAGGATTTGATTTCAGCAACATTAAACAGTTTCAAGAAAGCATCGCTAATACCGCATCTAAGATCACAGGTGCAAGTACAAGTTCTACAACCTCTACTGCAAATATGGCAGAGGAAATTCAAACTGCTTATGAGGAAATTCCTGCTACTTTAGCTTATTGGGGTGCAAGTGCGGTCACAGCCGTATTACCTGCGTTTAGTGGTAACGCCATGAAAAGTAAGGTAATCAATCAGTTTTTAATGGAAACAATGCCAACATTACAAGAGGCATTATCAACGTTAGAAGATGAATATAACAAGGCTTTAGATTTAGTTGCTAAACATGAACAAGGTGCTATCAGTGATGCGTTATTTAGCGAACAAATGGCTACACTTGAAAAGCATATTCAGTTAATGAGTACCAAGATAAGCGAGAATGTTAAAAACCTGTTTCCTGTTGGTATGAATGAAGATGCCCAAAAATTTATAAGTTTAGTTGCTCAAATAAATCAAGCATCTAAAGATAATATGCTACAAGAGATGTTATTGTCTGATGCTGACAGTGCAAAGCAGTTCGGTTATGAGTTAAGTGATTTAACAAAACGTTATAACAACTATAGAAATATAATCAATCAAAAGGTTGGCATGGGCGTTGATTATAAATCTATTGCTCAATTACAAAAACTGCCTGTTACTTATTTAGAAAGTATGATTAAATCCGGTGCTGGCAAAGAGGCTAACACCATTCTTGAACGTTATAATAATTTGTTAAATAAATCCGGTAAGACTACAGAAGAATTGCTAAAAACTCAAAAAGAGTTGTTAGAACTTAACAAAGAACTTGAAAGAGTACAAAAAGCAATGAACGCCGTTGGTCAATCTAATGTTAGTATATATTCTGAACTTTATTCAATTATGAACAAAGTTTTGCATGGAGAACAACTACTTGCCGTTGATGAATTTAATATTGAAGCCGCTGAACTTGAAGCACATTTAAACGAGGTTGGCGGTCAAGTTGCTGAAACGATGAATGTTGCAAAAGAGGCTATCAAAAAGTCTAATGAAGAATTTGTGCAACATGCAAATGAAGTTTTACAAGCGACTGCCGATGAGCGTTTAAAGGGTATTAAAGCGTGGGTTGATGTAAACGGTGATATTCGCATTGGCTTTGACGAGGGCAAAAGCATTAGATGGGATCGTGAACAAGGCAACACGTTTACAAATCAAGCTATCAAAGGTGCGTTTAAAGCGTTTGAGTTATTTGGTAAGGGTAACAAACCTAGTGGAGGTAGAAAAGGTGGCGGTGGCGGTCGCAGAAAAGAGTTTGAGATTGATTGGCTCGATATGCGTCTGTTAGGTGATAACCTGTATAACTCTAAAAAGCCTAAAGAAATTTTAGACACTTTTGAGAAAATGCAGGGTGCTAACAGAAACTTGTTAGGTATCGACACTCAAAAAACTAAGTGGTATGCAGAACAGCAGAAATTGATAGAAAAGGCATCCGAGGCTAATCATAAGATTACCGAAGAAGATATGAAACAATATGAATTGCTGTGGTTTAAACGTCAGCATTTAGAAGATGTGTTGAATAAGCAACTCGATATTACCGAAAGCCTTGAAAAAGAAAAGAATGATTACAATCTTACTAAAGAGGCTTTAGAAAAGAATATCGAACAGTCTAAAGCTATGGGTGTATCTGCACAAGCGTATCAGGAACTTTTAGAAAAGCATCGTGATCCTTTAGAACAGATAAACTATGAACGTGAGAAAGAACTTAAAAACTTAACGCTTTCTGACGAACAGCTTAAAATTCAAGAGGAATACGAAAAGCGTTTAGAGGCATTACGCAAGAAAGCAGGTAAAGACGAAATTACCAATACCATGAAAATGGCAGAGATGTTAAGAGCTAAACTCAATCTGCGTAAAGAACTTGTACTGACCGCCAAGAAAGAAGCTGAATACGGTGAGTTTGGTAGAAAGTCTATCGGTATGAAACAAATTGCTGAAAACGAGGGTTGGGCAGAGGCTTTTAAGGAGGGTAACGTATCTAAAGAGGGATATGCACAACACATGTCAGAAAACCTTGATACGTTTATGAAATACTACTCACAATTCGGTAAGACCCCACAAGGTGATAGTTTCCTTAGATCTATGGGTCTTAATGCCGAAGATTGGGATGCTTGGAGTCTCGCAGGTTTAAATGCTATCGGCAAATTAACCGAGGGATTTAACGGACTTGCTTATTCATTGTCTGATACATTAGGTAATGCCTTAACAACATTTACCGATGGTTTTGCAGACAGTGTCGCAAATGCTATTGTGAAAGGCGATGATTTTGCTGAAAGCATGAGAAATGTTGCTCAAACTATTGCCGTAGATTTGATAAGTTCTATTATCAAGATGGGTATTCAGTGGGTGGCAACTCAAATAATGATGGCAACCGTAGGTAAGGCTATGGAGGCACAAGCCATGACAACCACAGCAATAACCGCAGGTGCGTATGGTTTGATGTGGGCGTTACCTGCAACTTACGCAAGCGTTGCAACACAAGGCGAAGCCGTTGCAGTCGGTCAAACAGCTTTAGAGGGTGCGGTAATTGCAAATCAAGCACAAGCCTTAATGCAACTCTACACAGGTGGTTACACAGGTGATGGTGGTAAATATGAACCTGCCGGTATCGTGCATAAAGGTGAATACGTGTTTAATCAAGACGATGTAAACCGTATCGGTCTAAGCAACTTAGAGGCTATGCACAACGGTACTATGGGCGTGACTAATAATTACAGCAACGTCTATACCACTAGCGAAAGCGGTGGGAATAATGTCAGCATTGTTAATGTTGTTGACCCAAGTCTTGTAAAGGCTTATCTGAATACTAGCGAGGGGCAGACGGTAATTCTTAATACCATTAAGAACAACCCTAAGACCTTAAAACAGATAGTCGCAACGGCATAATCTGACAAACTTATCAAAGGGCGACTCTAGTAGTTGCCCTTTTTTATTGCCTTTTGTTGTATGGTATAATTACTAGAGTTTATGTAAAGGTGATTGACATGAGTATAAATTTATTTTTGCGACCATTGGCAAGTGCTAATATAGAGTACGAATATAAGACTAACGTATTAAGTACCTATAACAATTTAGAAGATAGAATTGCACAAAGAGATGTGCCTAGAATTACTTTTAATTATTCGTACATGCTGAATGATTACGGCATGACTAATGAATTGCAGAACGCTTTACAAAACAACGGCTCTGTAAATTCCTTTTGGTTGCCTGACTGGTTCTCTTTTGTTGAGGTTACAAATATAGTTGCAGGTACAAATACTGTTAGCATTGATTATTATAACAGCCTTACAAAAGGCGAGTATGTATTAGTGTATGCCGATGGAGATAATTATGAAGTTACGCAAATTGATAGCATTGACCGTAATAGCACAACTTGTACCATTAGCTTTGACACTACAAAAGATTTTGCTCATGCCTGCATAATGCCGTTGTTTGAATGTAACAGTGTTGCCGATAACAAGACTACTTACATAAACTCTCTTACTAATACTTTTGGTGTTAGCATGATGGCTAAACAACCGCCGTTACCTAACATCTTAGACCATGATGTAACATTCTTAGGTCACGATGTCTTTTGCGATAATTTCAAGGTTCTCGCAGAGGATAGCGAGGGATTAGAAGTAAACGCAGGTCAGCAAATCCAAGAGAACGATTATGAAATCGGTATTCGTGATAGATTTACGTTCTTTGAGAGAATGTATAATACTTTCGGTTTAAACCTTTGTGTTAAACAAAACGAACTTGAATATGTAAGAAATTTCCTTAACAGACGTTGGGGAATGACTTATGCCTGCTTTATTCCTAGTGGTTCATGCGACTTTACTAAGGTTGCTCAAACAGGCAGTATCGACAATGTGTTGAACGTAAAACATTCTACCTTTGATTTTACTCATAGACCGTACATAGCAATCCGTCATGGTAATAAAGTTACGTATGCGAAAGTGCTGAATGTTGTTACAGAAGATGATGTAGACAGTTTAATTCTTGATAGTGATACTATGTTAGAGGTTGTGTTAAATGCAGACGAACAATGCGTATCAAAATCGCTTGTATCGGCTCTGAATTGTACGACATTCGACATTGACAGTATTCAGGTGCTCTACTTTGCCAGACTTAATTCGGACGCTTTCTCGTTTGAATTTGTGGGCAATTCTGATGATAACAAATGCGTGTATAAAATCGAGTTAGCATTTATCGAAACAGAGTTCTATGACAGCAGTCTTATCGACTACAATAATTATGACGGCATCGACACAGACGAACGTACTTTGTTTGAAGTTAAAGCTACCACTGATGATTGGCATAATATTACCAATGATAACAAAAAATCTCATTTTGCCTCAACACAGTCAACAGGAGTTATCGACCCTGTTTTAATACAAGGTAAATATGACGGTACTTATGCCTTTGCTAATATGTCAATCGTTGATACCGAACCGTACATACCGCCTACATCAACCCAGTCCGATCATTGGGAAGATATGTGGATGATAAACAGGGATGATGATTTCTGTCTGCAAGTTGAGGGAATGTTTGTAACACCTACCGTTACTGCACCCGAAAATCAACAACAATCCAACTGCTGTCAGATGTTGACTATCGGAGACAAAAGTGAGTATTACGGCATTTGTATAAAACTCGCATGGGTGTTCGATAGATACTACATGACAGTCAGCTTTGACTTAGACACCCAAACGTCTAGTGGTCAAGCCGATGTAGATGCCATTGTTCTCGATAAGCATGACGGTGATTTATTCGACACTTTCCACGAGATTGCTGTTCAACGTACCAATGGTATTACTTATGTGTATTGTGACGGTCATTTATGCGGTTCTACAATGACCGCTAAAAATACTAGACTGTTCAGAGCGTGGGCAAGAGGCGGTGGGTATAGAAAGTATTTTTATTTAAACCTCGGTAGAACCATAACATCTTATTCCGCAACTTATAATTCTTACACCGCATCATACGTTCAGCAGGCTAGAGTTACCATTAAGCGTAAAGTCTACACTCATACCGAAATGGGTAAAATGAACAGACAATACAGACTTAATGATTACACTCTTACGCCTACTGTTCCTATGGACTCTGCAACAGTTCTGTATGAAAAGTTTTTGGAAAATGCCGTTTATTATCGTTGGGTGTTATATAACGGTAATCATTATTCCCCTGATAATGTCAACACTGGTGGTTGTAATCATGCGGTACATCCGTATGCTCGTTATCAGAGAACTATGGTTGATAATGCTGACGATGATTGGCGTTCATGGGTAAGAGAGTTACGCCCAGATAGCAGTGCTTACAGATTGTCACAAGGTCACGATTTAAGTAGACATGCTTACTATCCTATCAACTTCAAACTCAAAATGCCTAGAATGTGGCATAAAGATTTTTGGATTGATTTTTCAATGTCAAAAATCGGTAATATCACTAACGGCATGACTCTCTTAAATCAAGATGGTATCTTCTTGAAAGTTTGGGTAAATTCTACTCAAACTAAGTGGATGGTTACGGCATTTTATGAACAAGACCCTACCGAAGAAGTTATTAACATTTTAGGTAAACCTTGTGATAATGGCGAGATTATGAACGTGGCTATCGCATTAGACAGTCAGAATAATGCGTTAAGAACGTTTATGAACGGCATGGAAGTTAGCGTACTAAATCTAACTTATTACATGGAAGAATTTAATGAACGTGCTTGTATCTCTTTATATCCGCTTTACATTGACCAATGCAATATAAAGTTGCACTCATTCAGAATTGTTGACGCTTGCCTTGCTCATGCAAGTTATACCGTTTCAGACTTGGATAAATTAGGTTTTTATACAACCTATTTTGACATTGAGTTCGGTCAGAGAGAGGAAGATAAATATCCTTGCTTACGTGTAAAGGACATAGAGGAAATCTATCCGCTTGCTGATATTTACGGTGTGATAAAGAATACAGAACGTGTTAAAAATTATGCTATCACTTGGTCTGATGGTACTAAAGGTGCTACCGTTGTAAATCCAACAGGTAATACTCTTTACACCTGCGTTGTCACCGACTTGTCAACAGGTCAAAAAGGTTACGGTTGGTATTATGTACCTAGTGGTTTTACAGGTAAAATCTGTGAGACAGACTTTTCATATTCTTTATCGGTAGATTCTAACGGTGATACAGTTAAGACAGACCATTTCAGTGCAAAGAGATATAACTTTTTAACTCGTGCATGGGAAAACTACACTGTCGGAAAATACGGTTCTCCGTATATAGATAACACTGAAACAAACGGTAAAGGTAAATTTTATATCAAAAAGAACGGCTACTACGATTATTTCATAGACGTTTTGACAAATGAAACTCTTAGACAGGTAGGTAGCAGTTCTAATAACAACTGGTATGCTTATCACCGTTTTTATGTAGACCATTACATTAAACAGATTGAATTTGTTGTTATCGGTGATTATGACATTCCTACTTATATTCACAACAACATGTGTTACGAATACATTGAAAATCTGTTCACATGTCAGTCAGAAATGTGCGATGATTATGATGAGGCTACACAACGCTATTATTGGCATCGTTATACTGATTACTATAACGGTAGCGGTTCTACTCCTGCGTATGCACAGCGACACTCTGTAAGTCGTAGATGGTATTCAAGTTCAAACTTAAAAACTAGCATAACATCTCGATACGAAAGTAAGTATAAGCAAGGAATTAAATACTACGGTATGCACTTATCTTGCCGGTCAACGCTGTATGAGCAAGGGTATTATCCCGATGTTGAAAACACGCAATATTATCCGTTAATGTTTACGAACTCTCCTAAGCCTATACATGTGGTGCTAGAGGTTGAACCTATGATTGTTGGTGGTGGTGCTAGTGGTTGGGACATACGTTGTAATATTACGAGTTTTATACGAAACTTTTGGATTAACGGTAAGATGTATGATGGTTGCAAATTACTGAAAAACCTTGATTGTACTAATATGACGCAAGTTCATTATAATAAGTTACCGGAAAATCCCAAAGATTTTAGGACATACCCTGACGGATATAATAATCTCATCAGATTCTTGTGTATGGATTATTATCCTCATGCGGTTGACATGTCTGACGGTACAGAATTTTTTAACAATACTTTAGGTGCTATTGCAGGTCGTTTCGGTGATTACGCAAATAATAATAGTCCTGACGGTGTTACGGATATAAAGTTGTATAATTTCCGTAAGTACACAAAAAACTTTGATGCTAGTAAGCTACTCAAAGGAACTAGCAGTAGACCTATCCCATGGAGGACATAATGTTTGCAAGAGTAGTATTTTTATATTTAATTGAATACGGAACTGAACAATACTATTACACTAACGGCAATAGAGATGTGCTGTTTAACGGCAATACGTATAAGGCAGTTCCTATTAAACATGGTGACTTGGAAAATAATGGTGATGAAATTACTAAGTCTAAGTGTGAACTCACCATTACTAATCAGTGTGCATTTATCGAAAAAATGTTACAGCAGTACGATGCTTTTCTCACAACAATTAAAGTTATGAGATACTATCTTAGTACAGGTGATGTTGAAAGTGAATTTATCGGAACTCTATCTACAATAGAATTTTCCGTTAAAGACGCTAGTTTGTCATTCGTAAACATTTTGTACGAAACACAACGCATGGCTATGAGACTTGTTTATCAGAGACAATGCCCTTATGCTTTATACGGAAGTCAATGTCGTGCTATAAAACAGGATCACGAAATTTCAACTTTCGCATCTCATTGGACTAGAATTGATAATTATCGTCTGCAATACTCACAGACTTTGCCCGATAATATAACAGGAGGTATCGCTAAACTGCCTAATGGTGCGGTTAATTTTATCCGTGGGGTTGATGCTGAAAACCGTATCATTACGTTGTCTCAACCTGTTTATGAGTCCTCATTAAACGTAGAAAACAATCGGTTTTTAACTTTGTATCATGGGTGTGATAGAAGTATCGAGATGTGTCAAAACCGTTTTAACAATTCTGATAATTACGGCGGTTTTGTTTTATTACCTCTCGATAATCCAACCACCAAAAACCCTGCTGGTGGTTCTAATGATACAATATCAGCTAACGATTTGAAAAATTATTTAAACGAACAGTTAGGAGATTAAATGGGTGCAAGTATTGTAATGGCTATCATAGCCTTAGTTGTGGCAATCGTAGCTATGTGTATTGCCATGAATCAAAAAGTCAGTAGTGATAGTTCTGCCGAGAGTTCACAACCTAGCTCCGAAGAGGGTAGAAAGGTCGCTATTGTTCGTGGTACGGCTTGGGTGAAATCTACCCAAATTACTGTTTGGACTGATACTTATACCACAGGCGGTTCATAAAAAGTGGTTAATAAAAACGGTTAAAACAGTTTAATAAAGAAAGAGGATAACATGATTATTTATTTGGATGATTGCTTAAAGGTTGGCTATTGTACTAGCGGTGTTGTGAATTATCTGAAAAAACATGATAAAGACATTCAGGATTTTTTCGCTAACGGTATTGACAGTTCAGAGCTACCCGATGATATGCTCGTAAGAAAGGTTATAAAGTTTAAAGATAAACAATCTAATAAGACGGAGAATAAATAATGGGTCATAGAAAACAGCGTGAAGCAGAACCAGTCAAATATTATGCGACTATGGAACAGGTGATTTGTATGTCACCTGTTGACGCTATTGTTGAAATTGAGATAAACAGCGAAAAGGCGTACACTAGACCTATTACTCAAAACGGTGGATTTTACATTGATAAACCCGAATTGTTTGGCGGTAAAAATTCTGAGGGTGGTGTGCAAGGTTGGTGTGAAGCAAGGTTCGGTCAACCGTGGCAGAACAAAAGTTCGTATCTAGCCGAAAAGGTCAATCATGTTTTAAGTGCTACAAGAGGCGTATTATCTGTTGTGGCTAAAAACTTTTATCTCGGTAATAATCCGTATGCAAAAGCGTGGAATTTCCGTGTTAAGTCTACGCTGAAAAATTATGACTACTCTGATATGTGGTATAAGGAAAAGGCTACTATTGCTTACGGTTATAGTGGTGTCGAGGGTTCTGTTTTAAAAAAAGAAGATAATTCTAGTGGAAAGTATTGGCACATTACATCAAACCGAAACAATGATGTTTTATTCGGTTTTCAAACTCATGCAAGTGTAACGCCATTAACTTTATACTTTTCTGAATCTGCCGAATGTTATGATTATCGAGCAAGTAATTTTAGCGTAAATGATACTCGTAAAATTACAAATCAAAAAATGATTTATGAAGTTGTTGGTGGTTATCCTCATCCCGATAATACGCCTGCTAAGATTATATTCCCTATATCAAGCTCACAATACTATGACCGCAATAAATATGTTTCCGATAATTATCTTAACGATTTGACTAAACACGCTACAAACAGCTTTTCAATTCCGTTAGGTGGCTGTCCGTGGGCGAGTTATAACAACGGCAAGTGGATTGTAAAAGTTCCTACATCTGCAACAAACATTTCATACGTGTTCAATGCAGGTGTTCGTAGGATTGAGAGAGGCGGTCATTATGGCTCTAACGTTATCTATATACCTATTGACGGAACTATCGCAACTGAAAGCTCTAATTATCGCATGGTGTTTACAGACGGTATTGTTGTCTACACAGGTAAACGGACTGATACTAATAACTTTGTTATCGAGGGTTATACCGTTCCCGACAACAGTACAACCAAACAAAATACTCATGGTCATACCTTAACGACAGGCAGAAGTTTCTTTGCTACTACTGATACTATCTATGCTTTTGGCTGTGATAGTGAATACGCTCGTACCTACATCTTAATCAAAGACGAAAATAACAAATACAAGATACGTATCATTGATAGTGATACTTTTGGAATTATCGAAACGATTAACATTCACCCACTAGATACTTTTGTTCAAGACGATTGTTATTTCCTTTTAACTAAAACTTACATGGTTTGTGTTTGCGGTACTGATATAATCTCTATGAAACGCCACATTGAGATTAGGGGTAATTATGACGATTCACAGTTAGACTACAATCCTGCTCACGCAATCCGTGAAGCAATCACAAGTAAAGTATGGGGTTTAGGTAAAGACGAAAGTGTTATTGACGATGATAATTTTAAAGCCGTGGCTGATACTCTATACGAGGAAAAACTTGGCATATCATTCGTATTTGAAAGTTCTGATAAAGTCACTGATTTTATTCAGGAAGTGCTAAAAACTATCAACGGCGTTCTTAGAATTGACAGAGCCACAGGCAAGGTTCAGATTAAACTTTTACGTGCTGACTATGACCCTGCTGATTTGCTGACATTCGATACTACAAACGTTTTAGAAATCTCTAACGTAAAACGTACAGCATTAAGTGAATGTGTTAATCAGGTTACATGTAAATATGTAAACTATAAAACAGGTGAACAGGCATCCCTCGTTTTACAAGACTTGGCTCTTATGCAGGCACAAGGCGAGACTATCAACGCTGACTTTGATTATAAGTATGTGTACTGGGCAGATACCGCAAATAAGTTAGCACAGAGAGATTTGTATGAAGCAAGTTCACAGTTCTTTAGCTGTAAATTACAAATCGGTTTAGTCGGTAGATTCTTAAATTTAGGCGATTGTATCAAGCTGAATTTCCCACATTTAGGTATAGAGAATTTAGTGTTCCGTGTACTGAAAATAACTTACGGTGGTTCTTCAAGTAACGAGATTACTATCGACTTAATGCAAGATAAATTTTACATGCCGAATACTTTAGGTTATACACAATCCCAATCTGACATTCCTAGTCCTGTCGGCACAGCAGGTATCACGTACTCAAATATCATAGAAATGCCGTATTATCTCTTACATAAATTCGGTGTTGATGTTGATTCTATGCTGACTAATACTAACGGCAACGGTGGCAAGGCAGGTTTCCTTATCAGTTCATGGGACACGCTTAAAATTGACGGTGTTATTCAGTTCTACGGTGGTGACAGCGGATGGACTAACATCGGCGATATGAGCAAGAATGATTTTGTAAGTACATGTGTATTAGCAAACAATGTTGATATTCTCGATGGAACTCTGCAATACATTCGTGCTAGTCAGTTATCGAAAGTCAACAGTTCTTACATCGGTTTCCTTGATGATGAGATTATCGGTATCGGTGAAATTGACAATGTAAACAGCGAAATTTATATTGCTCGTGGTTTATTTGATACTGTACCGACAACTCATACCGCAGGTAGCGTTATTTATCTTGTTGCTATGACTGATACTGGTATTATAAATGCTAATACTATGTTAAACGTTCCTCACGAGTTCAGATTACCTTATACTAAAGGTAACGAAACGCAGGACTTAAACGAAACATCTGTTCAGAGCATAACTTTTGATAGAAGATGTTATAGACCTTATCCAGTGGCTTGTTTAAAATGCTATAATGAGTTCTTTCCACCGTTTAAGAAATACGACATGTATTACAATAGTTCATTGACTTGGAAAGCTCGTAACAGACTTACACAAGTTACTGATACTTACTTACCGTGGATTAGCGATGATAATGTTACGGCTGAAAGTGGCATTTACTATGAGATTGTAATGACTAACGAAAGTGAGACAATTCAATACACCTATGCTACGCAGAGTTTATCTTCATCACAGGCAATTCCTTGTGATATTGAACAGTACGCAAAAATTAAAATGCGTACATACAGACTTGAAAACGGTCGCTACGTGTATAGTCAGCAGGCAGTAGTTATGGAGGGTGCATTACAGGATATTGTTCTTGAATTTGGTATAAATTCATACGCAACCCTTACATTGAAAAAGAACAGCAATTATCCTATTAGTGCTAGTATTGTTGATGGCGAGTTGGTTATTGAACTCAATGACAGTTTCCATACCACTTTTGAGGTTGATGAAGATAACAATTTGTATAGAGTAATCGAACGATAGAATAATGATTTATATAGAATAATGATTTATATAGAACAGGTATAATATGACACAAATAAGAATACAAATGCCGTGGCAGTTGGCATATAAAGGTGAGTGGAGTAATAATACCGCTTATCAACCGTTAGAGTATTGTACGTATCATAATGCTTTTTATGTGGCTAAAATTGCTAATAGCGGTTATCCACCTGACGTTGCCCCTACACAAGATACGTCATATCGACAGAATGACCAGTGGGGTTTGCAGGGTTGCTACATAAGACCGCTACGTGATGATGCGACCGCTAGTTATATGGGCGTAATGCAACTGATAACTTATTGTGGGATGAGTCGTTATTCTATTGCTTACGGTTGGTATAGAGCAAGATACGGTTACAATTTTTTTAATAATTCTTATTTCAAAGACTTTTTCGGTGATATAACAAAGGGATATTAGACATGGCAAATACAAATACCATTACTATCGGCAAAATAGGTTTTAACACTTACATTTATTCGTCAAGTGCTACATACGGCAAAAACGATGTTGTGCTTTACAATAACAGTATTTATTTGTGTATTCAAGATAATAGTCCTGCGTCAGATATTAACGATACGACTAAGTTTGTGCAGGCTATAAAAGGTATTACTCCTAAAGGTGCTTATGATAGTTCTGCTACATACGGCTTGAACGATATAGTTATTTACAATGATAGTGCTTACATTTGTAAAACTGACGGTGTGACTGAATTACCTACTGATACAACTAAGTGGATGCAATTAGCAACGCCATCGCTTAACTGCGGTTTCGGTATAAACAATCGTTATGCTTTATCTGCACCTGACAGTGACTTGTTAGCCTTGTGGAATTTGTTTCATAATGGCAGTATGGATGGCGAACAGACTTTGTACGGAATGACGTTGGTAGACAATGATAAGGCTGTGCCTGTACTTGCTAATCCTGCACCTTATCACGATAGCTTAATTAAATATCAGTTGTCAGCACAACCTAACAACACAGGTAAGTGCAACGATAGCGGTATTCACGTAAACATACCGAGCTTTGTAATGAACACCGTAGGCGATGAGAGAACGTTCAGATTTTTAGTCTATTTTTCAAAATCGGGTACAAATGAATATTACATCCGCTTTGCAAGTCCTAGTAGATTATCTGCTGATTTCCCCGACACTAACAGTTATGCGTTGCAATTCGGGGTAGGAGGTTATTATTATTGGATAACCTTACGTGGGGCAGATAGCGGTTATGATATTGTTGATAGTTCTTCAACTGTAGGTGTTCAATATTGGTACAATCTGATACGTGAAAACAACGTAAACGAATTTGTGTTTACTTTAAAACGTACATCTAACGGATATGACTATCAAGTATTTATAAACGGTACAAAACAAAATTCAGGTTCATCAGGTTCAGGTACGAATAATAATGCTACAATCACCGATATTTATTTAGGTACTTGTGCTAATAATTATTACGAAAAAACATGGGATAGAGGTTTAGTTCAGTTAGAGGTGTATAACGGCATCAAGTACACCGCAGACTACACACCTGAATTTAAGTTATTAAGCGAGCCTGTTACACCATGAGTAGACAATTTATAATTTACGTTATTCGGTGGATTATAAGTGGGTTTGTAATGTTGCCCTTTATGTTACTGTTTGAGTATTTAGGTATAACCTTATCAGCAAACATTATCTTAGGGCAACTTATAGGTGCTTGTATCTTCTACAAAATTGACTCTTGGATTTTTAAATCATAAGGTCGTTCAGTCGCAGGCACAATCTTATCTAATAAGTTTTGTGCCTCATTTACATAATACTCGTAATCAATATTGTCTGTAATCGCTTGTAGTGGCTCAAAATCGCTCGCTATTTCACAACAATCTCCTTTAGGTACTTTTCTACCATTGGCAAATCGCAGAGGGTTTAAATCGCAATTCTTTGCCCGATAAAAACGAATTACCTCATTTGTAGCAGTACAATTAGCAATATTTAAGTAATCACATGGTAAACACTCCTTTAAATAATCTTTCGGCTCACCACCATGCTTTAATACGTTTAACACCATTTTATTTATTGCTAAACTGTTATTACTGCCACCCATGTCACGGTTCATACTGTAACTACCGATAGCCTTTATCTTGCCGTTGTTCTTAAACGTCATGTAATTATTTACGTCTTTTCCGTAATACTTTTCGTACACTGACTCCTCTAAAGTTAGTCCTGTTATGCTTTCCATGTGACGAGCTATTAGTGTACTGAAATTGTTATTATCGTCTATAAGGGTAAAGCCATCAGTGTTTATCGACAATACAGGCAATCCGTATTTCTCGCACATCTCTAGTATCATCAGAAGATAAAGCTGTCCTGTTAAGGTTATCTGAATGAATACTTGCGGATTGTATAGGCGTGAATAGGCAAATCCTGTTTTGCCAAATGCAGAATTTAAAATAAGTTTTAAACCTTTTGCAAGCGTAGGGTTCACATGTTTCATAGACAGTCTATATTCACGTAATTTGTTATACATCGTTACAAAATGTTCGCCCAACAAACGTCTTAGACATTGGTCGGTACAAATAAGACTAGGATAATATGAACCAAAATCCCAATCCTTTAAAATTGCATCTGCTGTAGAATGACCGTTTATACGAACATTAAATCCATGAATACCGCCTACACCTATCGTTACCTCTGTTCCGTTTACGATAAATTTTTTAGGTAACGCCTTGTGAGTGATACTGCCGTTCTTAACAATAAAAGGTTCTGATAATATCTCATCGAGAATAGCGTTCATTTGTGGTGTTTCAAACTTTAACGCTAGTGGCGGTTCATACTTGAATACCATTGTGGGTTGATTGTATGCAGTCTCTAAATTCGGTATAGTTTCAATTATTTCACTCGCAGGAGTATTGAGATAGTCCGTTCTGTATTCACGACTTAAATCTATCATCATGTTTACATCTTCGGTGAGATAATCGGTGTAAATTTTTAAAAGGTTTTGTGCCTCTAACGCACAGTTGTTCTTAATGTTTCCTTTTAAGCTGACCTGCTCTATGCCTGCCCTGTAACAGGCAATCTTGTATGATGCTTTCTGACCATTTTGTTTTTTAACAAGATTAGTCATTCGCATGTTTATCGGCATTATCCCGAACGCTTTTTTACACCATACTGCTAAATTCTTTTCCCATGATAATGCAATACATTTGTGATTAACAAAACTGCTTAATAAATGATAACTCTCAATATCTTGATTTAAAACAAAAAACTCTCTGTTAGTGTTGATTGCAAACAACATCGAATTGTCGCTTGTAACAGCACAACACCATTTCTCAAACTCTAAAAACTCACGTTGTAATTTATAAATCATTTTGTATAACGATAAATCAGGTTAATATAATGCCATTCGATAAAAGTAAAATACATTCTTTTTGTCACAACGCCATTATAGTTAGGATAAAATCGTTTGTAAAATAAATTCTCCCATTTTGTGAATGAACGTATCACTTTTTTATCGTCAAGTCTATCGTCTAGGCATATATAGTAATCCTCTGTATCTTGCTTTGTATTTGTCATATCAGCCACCTCTCCGATATGATAGCATAAATAAAAAAGCCATTCTTTGCAGAACGGCTTTTATAATCGTAAAATGTGTTTGTTTTATCCCTGTTTGTGCTATTCATTGTTCAGCATAAAATTGAAATCGCTCATGTTCTTACAATAGCTGAAATGATATGCTTTTGTAACAGGTTTGTAAGCAAACTCACAAACTCTAAAAAACATATTACACCTCTTGTTTTGTTGGTAATTATAAAATTGTTTTAACAAATTATTGCTTAAACATGTTAAGTATATCACACTTTTTAATAAAAATGAATTATTGTTCTTCTGCCAATTCTTCAACGTTATCTGTCGGCAGTTTATCAGAGAATCGTTTTGTAATCTTTTTTACCATTTCACAATCCTCTTTTATAAACATCGACCATATATCAAACTGTTTGGAATACTTTTTTGCAACTCGAATAAGAGAGACTAAAGCTGTATCATCGCCCTCCTCTAATATTGTGGTATACATATCAATAACGCTTTCTAACGCTAGGTCTATAGCGTTTATATGACTGTTTATTTCATCAAGCCTACGAGATACATTTCTAACCATAACATCAGAGGACTTTTTTAAAGTTTCTAATTCTTCCGCACTTGTCATATTATCAATTTCCATAATCAATTCCTCATTGTATTAAGACCATTATCATGTTACACTCTACTTTATGTATAGTCAATAATTTTTGAGGTGAACTTTATGAAATTTGTCGTGGTAACAGGATTTCTCGGTTATATAGGTTTCAATCTTACTACTACTTTATTACGTTTAGGTTATAACGTCTTGGGTGTAGACAAGCGTAGAGAAAGCGGTGAACTCAAACGTTTTAATGATAGAGTCGGTGGTTGTGAAAACGGCAACTTTATCGAGTTTACTTGTGACCTTACTCGACTTGATGAGGTTGAAGATTTGCTTAAATTCTGTAGAAAACAACGTATCAAAAGTGATTGTTTTATTAACTTAGCATCTATGACTTCCGTTGCAGAAAGCATCAACAACCCTGCTCTCACAGTTGGCAATAACGTTCTTTTACAATACCACGCTTTACGTATCGCCACACATTTAGGTTGCAATAGATTTATTCAGGCAGGTAGTATCATGGAATACGGCAGCTTTACAAACTTTACCGATATTGATACTAGAGCATGGTCACCTTACGCATGGTCAAAGTCTATACAAGAGGATATAATACGCTCATTCAATATGCTAGATTCGTTCGATACTCGTACAATCATTATTTCTAATCCTGTCGGCTCTCTACCTGCCGTTGACCCTAGCGGAAATATGCTAGAAAGAAATATCTCAAAAGTGTTAAAATATGGCGGAGAGCTTGAATTGGCTGTTCAGAAAAATGGTAGGCGTGACTTAGTTTACACTCGTAATTTTATCAGTATGTATGAACTGATGGGTGTGTTTATAAATGCTATAACAAGTTGCGATTGTAAACAACGTAATGAAACAATGTTTGCTGTTGTGCCTAATCCGTATGATGATTGTATTGCATTACATTCTGTCGTATTATTCGGAGAGTTTTGCAATAGATATAACCGTAACAAACACTCATTTAAATACGTTAAACCGCAACAAGGTACATACAGTACAGCAGAACAGCCTTGCTTATTAACGCTAGATAGACAGGCTTATCAGATGTATTTGAATGACATTCCTGACTTCTTGTTTGATGTGCCTAAATACTACAAAACATCCGAGCGTAAATATGCGATAGTCAGGGAAAAACTTAACACTATAAAAGAGACTTTAACAAAGTATGGCGATACCTGCGGTCAGGATAAAGCTAGGTTTGACCTGCTTGTAAACGCCATAAGAATTAACTTAGGGAACAAATGATGGATTATCAAATACCTTTTTCAAATGTTATTGATGATTTTTTACAGAATAAAGAATGTTTAGAAACGTTTTTAGATTGCCTTGATATATCAGAATTAAAAGGCTTGACCGACCTCCGAGGTGAGATTTTTGATTGGGATGAATTTGCTAGACTTGCACAATCCGACAAATACATTGACGGTTTTGTTATCAAAAATAATGATGTGAGAATTTACGTTATCAATCCTAGCAAACAGTATATAAAGTTTTGGGGGCATCGTAATTTCTTTACTTGGCGGTTAGCTCAAAGACAAAACTATAAGCGTGACGGAACTATTAAATACGTTCTAAACTTTATCTTTAAAAATGAGTTTAACAAAATTGAACATTTTGATACCATAGACAATTTCTATGTGATAAACTTCTACATGAACAATGCTAATGAAAATGTTAAGAATTGGCTTAACGCTATTTATAATTTTGAGTCATAAAATAAAGGAAACGTTATGAAATTAAAAGAACTTAATTCAGTTTTACAAGACTATTATTCTAAAGTTATCGGTGCGGTAGGCAAAGAGGGTATTCCAAAGAATATCAAGATTACAGTTGCCGATGGCAAAGTCAGTTTTCAGTGTACCGATGTTGAAATCAGTCTTGCTGTTACCGAGCCAATCCATGATAATGCTATCGACAGTTGTGAAGATGGTATCGTGTGTATTGACGGAAAAACTTTCGGTGATATTCTAAAAAAACTGCCAAAAGAAAATTATGTCACAATTAAATCAAATGATAACGACAAGGTGACAATCTCTAGCGGTAAGTTCCGTAACAGTATTAAGTCAGTCGATAGTAATTTATACCCTGCTATCGAACTTTCTCAAAATCAGCCGTATAATACTGCCGTTGTCAACGCCAAAAAGTTATCAGTATTACTGGATAAGCAGAAATTCTGTATTGCTTCTGATAGCTATCGCATATTCCTAAGAGGTGCGTTTTTTAATTTTGATGGTAAGCAAATGAGGTTATCTACCGCAGACGGTCACTTATTGTCTAACTCTACAATCCCTTGTGAGACTGATAACGAGTTTAGTTTTATTCTCCCTAAAAAGTCAGTAGACAATCTTGTTCAGCTACTTAATAACACAAATTCAGAAGATGTTACAATCAACGTTGCTCAAAACGGCATCAGAGTGATACAAGATAACATCGAGTTCTTATCCGTTCTGATAGACGCTAATTATCCTGACGTTACCACACTGTTTAATTTCACAAAGGACAAATCTATTACTGTAAACTGTAAAGAATTTACCGATGTGATTAAGAGAGCGTTAATTACTACAAACAATCTTAATAAAGCAATTCAATTAAAATCATCGGATGAAACATTGACTATTTCAAGTCGTAACACATCAGGCGAACAGTCGGAGGAAACAATTAGTGTTATTCCTAACGGTAAAGATTTTGACATAGCGTTTAACGGTGAATATCTAATCAATATCATTAGCAAGATAGATACAGAGGATTGTGAGTTGATAGGTGGTAATTCAAACAATGTAATTGTTAAACCTTGCAACGCTAGTGAAGATGCAAACTTTACAGACAATATCAACTTTGTAATAAGTCGTGTTGTAGTTTAATTTATTGACTATTCTGATAAAAGGCTTTATCATTTGGTAAAGTCTTTTTTATTTTAAGGAATTGTTATGACAAGATGCAGAGATCATTTAGGAAAATATTTTGACAGTATAGAGGAAATGCTTTTATATCATGGTGTTAGTTATGCTGTGTATAGAGCAAGAACAAAAAAGAATTTACCGCTTGAACAAGTATTAACACCTAATACTATTACCGTTCATGGTAAGAATTTTAATACTAAAACAGAGATTTGTGATTATTATGGAATAGACTATAAACAGTTTACTAGACGTATTCGACAAGGTTTTTCTCCAGAAGATATAATTGACAAGAAATTATACGAACGGCAATACACATTTATTATTGATGATAAGCATTTCACCACAGTTAGAGAGTTGGCAAAATATTTAGACCTCAATATAGACACGTTAAAAGAAATGCTGTTTCAATGGAGATACAAACCAGCACAAATTAAAAAGGCTATAAACAGACTTGCTATCGGCTCTCACAGATTTAGAAATTACAAACACGCCTGCGAATATTATCACGTATCTAACAATGTTTTATGTGCCGTATTGCATACGACAACAGATGCAGAAGCTAGAGAATTATTGCTTAAACAATCGGCAAAGCGTTGCGAAAACTATAAGATTAAAAAGAAAACTCTGTTTAAGCCTTGTGTTGACCATTTAGGAAATCATTTTGACTCTATCCGTGACATGTGTAAATACCACGGCATTTCTGATAGCGTGTGGCAACAACGGACTAAAAAACACTGGGAACTAAAAGATATTCTGACAACGCCTGTTAAAACGTTTAATACTGAAAGTGAATACGCTAGGTATTCAGAATAATGACAAACCCTCTCGCATTAAACATGTTTGAGAGGGTTTATTTTTTTTGCACATCTATGTAAAATTATTATATCACGTATTCCGCAAAACAAAAAAGGCGAGTACGCCAATACTCACCTTTAACACTTTAGGAATATATATGTCTAATTTAACTGATTTACAGATAGTATTATAACACAAAATTTTATAAATGCAAATCTAACAATGTTTAACTCTCTTACTAAACTCGTCTAATTTCCCTTTGTTTACAGGTCTTGAGTTTATTTCACCTAAATTCTTGTGTTCAGCATAATTCGCAAGTTTATGCTCGTTACTCAAAGTAACCGCTACATGTCACCATGTAGAGCAGACCATATCTTCAATACATTCGTATTGCCTTGTATTTCGTGAACCATTAGCGATTGTTCACTACTCCCTTACATTCATCAGGGTTGGTCGTTACACTCGATTAAACGCAAATTCTGTTTAATCTAGCTCGGTATTGTCTGTCGATTCTAACAGAGTTCCACCGAATTAGCAAGGTTTAATGTGACCATTTTGTAGGTTTAGCCACAAATTCTGCGAATACAATGCAATTCTTTCGGATCGCTTGTTCCACATTTAGGACAGGTGAACTTTCCATCCTTAAACACACTCTCACCGTGAAAACCACACGTACAACTATCTATCGGTGAATTTATCGCAAAGTATGGAACTTTGTCATACGCATAATCCCACAGAGTTTCTAATGCCGATAGGTTATGTGACAAGTTAGGCGTTTCCACATAACTGATAAATCCACCGTTCGCCCACTTCGGATATGGAGACTCAAAATCAATCTTTTGGAACGGATTGACCTTTACTCGCACATCTAAATGGAATGAGTTTGTATAATACTC